GTGTGGCGCACCCCCCCCCCCTGCCAGTCGCGCGACGCAGTGCCGCCCGCGGTGCCGCTCGTGCCCCACGTCGCGGCCGGCGTGTCGGTCGAGCCGGTCGGCGTGTAGATCACGTTGCCCGCGTAGAAGGCGTTGCCGGCTCGCCAGTCGAGCGCCTTCACCTCGTCGTCCGACAGCCGCGACGAGATCGGGTCGCGGACCTCGAACTCGGAGAACGTCTCGAACTCCTCCATCCACGGGATGGCGAAGCCCGAGGGCACGGCGGTGCAGCTTCCCTGCGTGATCAGGAAGTTGCCGCGAGGGATCGGATCACCGAAGCCGATGATGCGTCCGCCGCGAGGCGTGCCCGATGCGTTGCCGATCTTGTCGAACAGCAGCACCTGGCCCGACCGCTTGCCGTACTGCGGGTCGCGGTTGCAGAACTGCCTGAACCTGACCTGCGGCTGTCCCATGGCGCGAGCCTTGCGGGACAGCGTGTTGTTCGAGAAATACTTGCCGGTGGCGTTACTTAGCCAGTCCATCCCTGGCATGTCGACTTGCCCGTTCCTGCACCATCAGAAGTTTTGTCTTGTGAGCCAACGAGCCCACGCCTAGGGAGAATGAGCGGCTACCGCCGCCCGTTCGCGACGTACCGGTCCTGCCGCACGCGCTCCTCGCGCTGACGGCTCGAATCGCGGTACTCGGGAGTGTCGATCTTGTCCCACATCTTCTTGTGGCGCATGGCCTTCAGCTCATCGACCGCCTCGTGGAGCTCTGCGCGCGGGTCGCGTGGCATCTGCGCCTGCATGTTCGGGTCGAAGGCGTTCTGCGGCATGAAGCGCGAGCCGGGCGCGCCGGCCGCGGCGTTGGCGCCGAGGCGCTGACGCTCTGCCGCCTGCCGCTCCCACTCGACGCGCTGCTTGATCGACTCGCGGATCTGGTTCGCGGCCTGATCGGCGTAGCGCGACAGCTCCTCGTGGCGTCCCGCCGCGATCATCTGCTGCGCGTCCACGCCGCCAGCGCGAAGGTTCGCTTCGACCTGCGCGCCGAACGCCGCCACATCCTGATTGTACTGCGAGAAGCCGTTCCAGAAGTTCTGGTACGCGCTGGAGAGCTGCGCCATGCGGCGCTCGTTCTCGATGATCTCGCGCGCACGCGCTTCCGCCTGCTGCGCCGCAGTCGCGATGACCTCCTTCGTGTACGACAGGGGGTCTGCGATCACGCGCTCGCGGAGCTGCGTGTTGAGCCGCTCGAGGTCACTCGGGCTCGCGGCCGGAGGCGGCGGGGGAGGCTGCGGCGCGGTGCGCTGCTCGATCGAGTCGAGGCGCCGCGCGACTCCCTGCGCGAACTGCCCGAGATCCTGCCGGAGGGCATGGCGGAACTGCTCGAATTCGGACGGCTGCTGCGGCTCGTTCTGGTCGGCCATTACATCATGCTCCTTCGGATCGAATCGAGGGACTGCGGCTGCGTGCCGACGAGTGCCTCGCGGTTGCGCTGCCCCTGGATCAGGTGCGCGTCGGACTCGACAGCGCCGAGGAACTTCTGCAGCTCCTCGAGCTCGGCGGCGAGCGCCAGATTGCTGTCGGGGTTCGTGCCCTCTTCCCACTCGGCGAGGGCGAGCTGGCGACGCTTCTCGATTGCCGGCATGTACTTGGTGCGCCAGCCGAGCGGCGTGAGCAGGTACGCGAGGGCGAGCTGGTGGTCCTCGCGCGACATCTGCTGCGTCTTCTGGATCGCCTCCTCGGCGGCAGGGTCGATGCGCTCCATCTCGGCGCCGAGCGTCTTGCCGACCTCGAGCAGGATCTTCAGCCGGTCGCGCACGCGCTCGGCCTCGAACGAGGCCTTGGTCGTGATGCCCTGCAGGAGAAGGCGACGGCGGCGAGCGAGGTATCCCGCGACCGCGTCTTCCCACGTCGCGTGGCCCGCCGCGGCGATGTCGCTCGCAGCCTCGTTCGGGCCAAAGGTGTCGCTGAGCTTCATTCAGCAGTTCTTGCTGTAGCCGCCACCCGCGGCGCCCTTCGTGCCGCAGGTTTCGTCACGCTTGCCCTGAAGCTGCTTGCCGCCCATCGCGCCGCCCTTCATGCCGGGCTTGCCGGGCATCTGGAACGTGCGCGTCGGCGCGGTCTTGATCTCGTCCGACTTTCCGCCCTTCATATCCTGCCCCCTACTCCGAAGATTGCACAGATGCAAGAAAAAATCTTGCAGGACTGCACTACTTGCCGACCTCTTTTTCAAGCTGCGCTAGTCTCCAGTCAATCAGGCGATGCATCCCCTCCTGCTCGGCGAGCTTCACGTCGGCGCGGATATCGGCCATCTGCGACACGCGGTGGTCGAGATATGACACGTCGCGTTGGATCGGACCGAGGAAGATGCTGCCCACCATGACCGTCGCGCCGAGCAGCGCCGCCCCGAGAGTCACGATCGTCCGGCCGTCTGTCTTTCCGACGCCGCTGATCATCGTCTTGATCTCCCCGATACTCGTGGAGACGCTCCCCACCGTCTCGGCGAGACTCGAAACCGAAGCGGAGAGTGACGCTACCTGCGTCTCGACACGGGTCACTCGATCGAAAATCTGGTGCTGCTCCTCGGCGGAAGTGGTCATGGGTTCAGAGCCTCAGGAATTCGTGCGCGCCGATCGTCGCGGTGACCTTGGCCGGGTCGTACCAGGACGGCATGGAGCCGCCCCGGATGCGCCGCGTCTCGACGGGGTTCAGGTAGTGGGTGGCACCATTGGTCGGGTCGGGCTCGAGGCCGAACATCGCCTCGAGTGCTGCGCGGAAGCAGTCGTTCCACATCGCCTCGCTGACGTGCGACTGCGGGCGGAACATCGTCGGGATGCGCGGCGAACCGACGTTCCAGCAGGAGAATTGGAGCTTCTGCAGGCAGACCTCTGCCGGGTCGTCGGGCCAGCGTTTGTCCCGCGCGCGATTGATGATCACGCAGCCGACTGCCCGCTTGCCGACGAGCGTCTCCGACTCGGCCTCGCCGAGGATGGTCGACGCCATGACGACCATCGAAGGCCAGTTCGCCGGCTCGTCCTTCGGGTCGGGGATGGGAGCCCACCAGCGCGTCATCGGCCGAGCCTCCACGCGGCCCACGCGATCACGAGCGCCATGACGCATCCCCACGCGACAGCCTCGACGATCACTTCGTCACCGTGAAGGTGTAGGTGTGGCAGCCGGGGAGGTTCGACGCGGAGAAGAGATGCGCCCAGAAGTACCAGCGCCCCGCCTCGCGCATGAGCGCGCCGCCGATCTGCGTGCCGTTCGAGTAGGCCGTCCTGCCGCTGGGCGACGTGAGGGTCGCCTCGGCGTCCGCGCAGCTCGCGTTGCCGTGGTTCTGCGACGCGACGGTGACGACGGCGGGGCCGGCGCCCTTCACGTCGAAGCAGAGCATCCGCTGCTGCCCGTCCGAGAAGTCGCGGGTGACCGCAGAGTCGAACGGCTCGCAGGGTAGCGGTGCCGGGGTGCGCGTCGGCTCGGGCGACGGGATCGGCGGGTTGTTCTTCTCGCAGCGCCGGTAGCAGCGTTCCAGCGACGAGCGTGCCGACTCGGGCAGCAGCGAGAAGTCGGCCGCGTGCGCGGGCGTCGCGAGCAGCAGCAGGATAAGAACGGCGGCGCGCATCAGTTGTTCGACGTGGAGATTTCGATCCACGCTCCCAAGGTCGAACTGAATACCAGCGTCAAGGTGTCGCCCGTGGACAGCGTGATCGTGCCCGTCAGGTTCAGGTTGTCGGCGTCGTTGAACGCGATGGAGTTCGACCCGCTGAAGAAGTACGTGACGATCTGCCCGTCGAGCCCGATGGCCGCCCACAGGTGGCACGCCGGCGCGGCGAAGCCGAAGTCGTAGCCGGCGATGCGCTCCCACCAGTCGGGGATCGCGAACGGTGCGACGACGTGCTTCTCGCGGTCCCACTCGTCGAAGTATTGGCCCTCCACCACGTCCCAGGACCCGTCCTCGAGCTGGGCGCGCAGCGTGTCGGAGAGGTTCGCGAGGGCGATGCGGTACTGCGTGCGATTCACGTAGCGGTTGTCGCCGAGCTTCGCCGGGACGAACACCCGCCCGACGTCGCGGGATTCGCCGCCGTCCAGGTCGATCGTCGCGACGTTGACGACCTCGGGGGGCACCGGGTCGATCCACCGCTCCTTGACCCACATGCCGCCGACGCCACCGGGGTTCGTGCCCGCCGTCATGTGCGGGGCCGGGACGCCCATGAGCGACTTCTTGACCGTGGTGCGGCACCGTGACGCCAGGTAGGTCCACGCGAAGTCGGACTCGAACTGCGTCAGCTCGTCGAAGCTCACGCAGTCGTACTCGGCCGACGTGTACTGGTAGACGTCCTTGTCGGTCTCGAGGTAGCCGAACTCGATGGTCGACCCGTTGTGGAAGTACCAGGTGTGGTCGCTCACGTTGTAGCGGGCGAGACTCCGATCGAA